CTGTTTCCCAGTCACGATCAACAACTTCTCTCTTAATTAACATGCAGCCAGTAGGAGCGTGAGTTACCTCTGCTACTCCATCTTCAACTTGTATTTTTGTAGGATCTTCTACTTTCAATGGAAATGTATATCCAGATCTTGCTAAATCATCCTTATCGTTAACAGCTCTATGTTTTGTAGTCATTCGTCTCCAAGCCTTGTCCCAATCAAATGTTTTCATAGGATAAGGACAAGCAATAACGTCTTTATCTTGTTCTAACATAGTAAAAATAGTTTTACACTGAAAGTCTATATCTGAATCTATAAATAATAAATGTGTGTAATGATCATGGTGATTTATCATTTCGGCTACACACAAGTTTCTACCTTGTGTAACCAATGATGATTTCATTAAAGTAAAACTTACAAGTATTTTTCTCTGCATACACTCCTGTTGAAATTTTAACACTGATTGACAATAGTGCATAGACACATCGCTATGCACAGGTGTGCATACCATTATTTTGTACGGAGATTGTGTGCCAACATTGATGGTGGTAACTTCTGTGTCCCCATCTTGAGCTGGCTTAGTAAACCAGATGGGTTCATTGTTAGCGCCTTGCGCTTTACTACTTTTTTGCATTTACCGCTCCTTCCAAAAATCTTTTCCAAGATGTGCCTATTTTATTCCAACCATAATATGCTTGTGCATAAGCAGATTGGCATTCTAAATGATTGTGTATTTCTTCTCTGTGTAAACTATCAGCGGCGGCTTCTATACCGTATGCAAATTTTTGTGCTAATAATCTATAATTTTTTTCGTACGGTATATACATTGGAAACTCGGCACCTGTTTCAAACAGAGCACCATAATTAGTTGTAACACAATACAAACCTGCAGCCATTGCTTCCAACAGTGATATACAAAATGTCTCTTCAAAAATACTTGGATAAACATACATATTATATGTATGCATATGATCTTTTATAAATCCATTTGGCTTGTAGCCAATATAATTAACATTATCTAATTGTTCTGCTTGTTTGTATAAGTCTTTATAGTTATCATTGTTTCTTTCGTAAAAATCTTTACCATATATTTCGCAAGAAGAATAAACATCTAAACTTATTAAAGGATTTTTTACTAACTGCATAGCACCTAGTAATACCGACAGTCCTCTCCAAGGTGTATTCTGATGTATAATTTTTATAGGTTGACCTTTTTGATAGGGTGGGACCTTACCTATTTTATCTATACCATTTTTTATAACTACACATTTATGTGTTGGTATATCAAAGTGATCTCTAAAGTGTTCGTAGTTCCAATGACTATTAAATACATACCAATCGTACTTGTTATGGTTAGACTTGTCTTTAAACCAAGGATATAGATTACTTTGATCGTAAGAATTTTTTTGCCATAGGATATTTACTTTTGTAGGATGTAAAGGAATTTTTTCTGGGACAGATGTACATATCTGTACTTCACTTAATAATTTATTATCTACATATTTATGTAAATAATCTTCTTGTATTTCAGTTCCGCCTTTAGGGTTTTGGTTTATCATTTTTTTGATTCATCGCTTTCTGTATCATATCTAATCCTTTTGGAGAAACTTGTACAGTTACATCTTGAACTATATCAGCTCCATCTTTCTTTTCTTTAAACGTTTCACCTGTTCTAGTATTACGCCACGTAGTTATTGTAGTGCAATCTATTTTAAGTATTTTGTCTTTATCCGTTTTCATTCTCTCTATTTATTAAAGCATAACTTATCAGGCCTTGTATTTTATTACTTCCTGTAGCTGCTTGTACAGTTATAGCATCACCTGCTTCTAAATTCAAGCCTTCTGGTGAAGCATTTATTTGCGACTTAGCAGCTAAGTCATCTCTAAAAAATTCATATTCAGTATTAGAAGCTGATGAATCAACAAAATTCATATTTACTACAATAGATGAAGATGCATCGTTGTTTGCACAATACACACTTTTAACTATAATTGCCCCATCAGTAGGACACGTAAGCACCGTTGCTTTAGCTGTATCGGCTTGTTTAAAACCTTGATTTTTATATTGTATAGTCATTACGATAAAAAGTAAGTAAAGGCGTCCTGTTCGTTCTTTAAATCTTGTTGAAAAGAAAAATTAAGTTGTTGTTGCATAGTAGCCAAAGCTTCAATAATCTGTCTTTGGTTTTCTACTTCATATTGTGGTTGAGGTTCTGGTATGTATGAAGTTACTTTAGCCATTAATAACCTGATCTTCCTTTACTTGTTTGAGGCGAAAATTGACCACTACCTAAAGACGTCCCTGCTTTATCTGCAGCAGATGTATCGAAACCACCACCGTCACCTGATTTTTTGAAACCACCATGTAATGATTGACCTATCTTGGCTGTTTGACCAGCTGCAACTTGTTTAGCTATTTTATCTAAAAGTTGTCTTTGTTGAGCGTCTTTGTTTTGTTTTTGATCTTTAAAATAATTAAACCTGTTTATATTAACTTTATTCATTTTGTTAGCTATGTCAGCATTCGCTCCTATGAATTTACTTCCATCCCAACTTACATCGTATTTGTCTTTCGCTCTATTAATAGCTTTTTCATATCTATCATATTCTTCATCTACAGTTTCAGCATAATTACCTAAAAGACTTCTAACGTTTTTACCCCCAACATCTTTTATAAGACCACTTGTAGGATCTACATATATTCCACCCCCTGCTTTGTTTTTCTGATCCATAGCAGATTGAATAAATTTTCTGTCCATATATGGAAGAGTATCAAATTTATCTAGACCTCTTATAAATCTCATACCAGGTATAAAATTAACTAATGTATCTAATCCACCTTTAATTGTTTTAGGTAATTGTTGAGTAATAAAATCTTTAGCTTGCGATAAGATACCTTGAGGTCGTTCAAAAACGTTTCCTTTTTCTGCTGCTTGCTGCATTCCGAGTACATCACTTACATAAATTTTTTGACCACCTGACATTATAAAAGGTTCCTCAGCTTTAAATTGGTTAGCTGCGTCTGTAGTTGTAATACCTGTATTAACAGGTACAGGTTGTAAAGGAAAGTTAGTAGCAAATCCAGACTGTGTGTTTCCAAAATTATTTTGTGTAGGCACCGAATATATTTGATTAAGGGCTAACTCATTTGCAGCTGCCATATCAGCCATAGATTTAAATGGAAATTGATTTGTTGTATTAGCACCTGTAATAACATTAAAATCTGGTTCTGCTGCTCCAGCAGAACTCATACCAAAAAAATTTCCTATTCTACTAAGAATATTTGGTTTCTCTGTTTGTTGTTGTTGAGCCGTGGATACATAGTTCTCTGCTTGTTGTCTAATCTCAGGTACATCACTATTCAACATAGCATTTAATTGTTGATCTGATAAACCTATTCCATAACTAATCGATTGTTCTGCCATTATCTTCTTCCGTCCGGTTGTGCATCAAGTCTAAAGGTTCCATATCTCCAGGACTCACCTGTAGATGTATTAGCTATCTTAATAGCCACCAATCGTCCTCTAGCTCGAGTATCTATCTTATCAGTAGTTGAGGTAACTGTAAAGGGACCAAGAGGCGATCCTACAGGCGCATTATCCGGGTAATCATTTAAGAATAATGTAACTGTTGAGTTACCACGTAAATATTTAAAATCAGGTATAAATCTTTTAACTGACATAAAGAACTCTCCATCTCCTCTATAATCAACTACCCCTGTTTGTTGTCCTAACGCACTTCGTCTAGATGTAATATCCCAGTCTCCAGATTTAATAAAAGCATCTATTGATGTAGTGCCAGAACTGTTGACTTGGTCGTCACCTTTCTCATGACAATAGTAAACAGATGCACCATATTTATTAGTTAAGCCACTAATAGCAGCAAAAACAGGCGTCTCTGTAGAGCTATAATCTGTAGCATATGGTTCAGGATATACACCCTGATCTTGATAACTAGATCTGTCTAGGGATGATGTTGTAAATACATTTTCTGAATAATTATAAGTTACACATCTATCAATCTGCTCTGATCCCGATTTAGGATAGAACCAATTTATTTCTGTGTACAAGGCATTAGGTGATGAATAAACAATATCAGCAGCCCCATAATTAATTCCAAGATTATCTCCATCTGTACTAAATACAAAGTCTTCAACTAAACACGGCAATGATTTAACAGTACCATCAAAGACAAAGAATCCTCCTTCAGCTGACATCCACCACACAGCTCCATTAGCATATGAAACAGCATTCTGTCCTATGCATCCACAATTTGTACCCACCTGTCTTACAGAGAAAGTAAATGGTGGACCAACAAATTGAATTACATAAGCAGCTTGATCAGTTAAACAAAATACATAATCTTTACCTTGAATAGCTGCTATGATCTTGTTTCCTGTGTCTAGTCTAAATGTACCTGCAGTGTTAGTTGCACTAGGTGCATAAGTATTTAAATCTTCTTGATTAGAAAATCTTACAAACATCGGATCTTGTGTAGTTGAATCACCAATAGTTGTTTCTGTTCCAAAATGAAATAAATGCCTGTCTCTATCAGATACCAAAGTTGTTCGACTGGCTGTAGGATTATTCGTTGTTTGAAAATTTGTTGTTAGTGTAGAAGCTCTGACTGTTCTAGGAGTAGCTGCTCCAGCGTCCCAAGTAAATGTTTTACCGTTATGAACAGTTGCAACTAATACTTCTCCAAAGTTGTCAAGGCTCCAGTTGCCTGGATCCAGAACCACGTTGCTTACAGTTCTAGCTGTGCCCCAAGTAGAGTTACCCCATAAATATGTACCCCAACCATAACCTTTAGTTTGAAATGTAGGGCCTACGATTTCATATGGTATAACAACTGCAGATCCAGTTGCTGATCCTCCAGGGTTAACTGCTACAGTAGGAGCAGTAATTTTAAAAGTGTTATTAGTTACATCTCTAACTTCAAAAGCTCCATCAGTAAAAGTTGTTGAAGAAGTAAATCCGTTTGGTGTAACAGACATAGGATTAAAAGTAATATATCGACCAGCTTCTAGACCATGAGAAGTAAGATTAACTGTTACATCCGCAGATCCTTGGACTGTATCAAAGCTAGCTGTCCCTGAAAGTTGAGCTGCTAATGGAGTGATATCGTAAAAAGCTTCATCGTAGTATAAAAAGAGTCCTTGAGAAGTTCCAATAGCTACATATTTTTCACCTTGGAAACTTGTGAAAGCATGTTGATTTCTAGCTACTCCGGGCAATGTTTCTTGAGCTACGGTTAGTTGTTCCCAACCACCTATCTTTTCTGGTAATCCATATCTAAATCTTACTAAATCACCATCTACCCATTGACCTTCAGCTCCTGAATCAGTGGCTTGTTTATTAAAACCTGGTTTAAAATTGAGTTTTTGTAGCATAACCTAAGCATTATATACCATAGTTTTAACTCATTCAAATCATTAAAAATGGTCATTTATCTATGATCATATTCCATTCTAAGCGAGATATTAAGTCTTCTAAATTGATATCTTTTAATTTATGCTTCTTTATATATTCGTGTAATTCTTCAATATCTAATATAACCCATTTAGTATGAAACTCAAAAACCATCTTATCAGCTTTAGTGCTTAGACTACCTTCTTTACAGGCTGTACTATCAGAGGTCTTTTTTAAACCCTTTACATCAAACTTATAATAACCATTTTTTAATACACCTGCTACATCCCATGAGGCGTTTTTATCAGGGTATTCTATTAAATTTAAATGCTTTTTAAACCTTTCTAAGATACACACCTGATCGTGACTGGGAAAC